TGCACAAGATAGTTTCTCATGTTCGTTTTAAGTGTAGCTCCTTTTAAAGGATCAGAAAAATCAGGATGCTTAATAGCAACCTTTCTTTGTTCTTCAACTACAACTTTCTGAAACTCCTGTTCTTGATGTCTTTTTAGTTTATGTTGAGATTGCTGTATGCCTTCTCTCCTTCTTCTAAGTTTTCTTTCAATTTTAGCAGCTTCAGTTGGGTCTTCATCATAAAGTTTATCCAACTCTTTTGAATTAAGTTCGTTGTTTAATTCAGCATTAAGAGTAACAGTAAGATTATTTAGATCGTCAATCTTAGTTGTGTACTCTTTTGACAGACGATCTTTGTCAAATTGCATCTGTCTTTTTTCGACAGCTAATTCTTCAGTTTTTCGTCTGTAGTCGGCATCTTTTTGATAACCTGCTTTTAATTCTTCAAGGTCAACTTCAATCTTTTCACCATTAACAATAATTTGGTGTAGATCAGTTTCTTGTTCTTCTTGAGCATTTGAATCTTCGGATGCTTCTTCTTGCACTGGAGCTTCCTGTTCAGGTTGAGCTTCAGGTTGTTGTTGAACCTTTTGATTATCTTCGGCTTTAACCTCTGGTTCTTTGGATTCAACTGGTGCTTCTTCTTTTTGAGGTTTAGAAATTACTCCTTTAGAGTCTAATAAACCTTCAATATGTTTAGCAGCACCTTGTACTGAACTTTTGTTCAGTAGCGGATTTGTTTCTGACATATAGTCTCCTATTGTTAAGCTCCCTTGATGGGTTGGCTTATTCTAATCTTTTGACTAGAATTATTTTTCTTGTTGATTTTGGAAATCAGCTAATTGTTTTTCTGCTAATTTTCCTGTTTCAAGAATTTCTTTAAAATGCTGTTCTACTTTTCCTAGAACTTGGTAAGCTAACCATAATTTTTCTCTAGCTTCACCATCTTTTGCTCCAGTTTGTTCAAACAAAGCATTTGAATAAATTTTTTTAAGCTCCTGAATAGACTCTTGAAAAAGTTTATTCTGTAATATCTGTTTCGCCTGAGTTGCCCTGCTCAATTCTTCTGCTCTCTTGGCTTTGTCTTTGTGGTTCATTCAAATTTCGTATCTGTCTGCTTAGTATATTACCAGACTTTTGTGCCTGTTCAAGTATCTTATTGTTTCCTGACATTAAAGTCTTGTCTAAATCAGCATCTGCTTTGATTTTAGCTGTATCAAGTTGCGTATTATACTTTAAAGCCATATCTTTTATTCTTGTTTCAAAATCTAAAAGCATTTCTTGTTGTTTTTGCTGTAATTCTTTGTACTCTAGTTCCAAATCAGCAATTTTTCTCTTATTCTCAGCATCTATTCTTGTAAATTCAATTTTTTCTATAGGTGTAACTGGTGGAGGAGGTGGTGGAGTAACAAATTGTCTTCCTAAATCAGGATTGATGAAGTAACTGTCCACTGTTTTTAGTCCTGCGTTCTCTACAATTTTAGATAATGTGTTGTAAATGTTTTTTAAACTTACCATTGGAAACTCTCTTTGTCCTTGTAAGTTAAAAGCTTGTAATTGTTTGTCTAAAATGTTGTTTAAAATAATTAATTGTTGTTCTTTAGTACCTGTGCCAAGACCCACTTGTATTGTAATATTAAATCTATTTTTCCATTCTGTAGGCATTACTGGAATATATTGATTATTTAATTGTATAATTTTTTCTTTATCTTGATATTTAACTGAAAGCTCAAACATTTTTCTAAATAAATCTTTTACACCAGTCTCAGCAAATATTCTTGCAATCAACTCTGCTCTCATTTGAGTTTGATTCATTATTGCAGAGATACCTGTAGCTGTTTTGTTTAACGAATCAGAATCTAAACCTTGATTGTATTTTGTAACACCTGTTCTTACTTCTCTAACTGTATCTAAGTATTCTAATAATGGAAAAGCTTGTTGTGAAATAGGTTGAGCTTGTATGGGTTGCATAACTTGGTTAGGTGCTTGTTTAGTTCTAACTACACCGCCAGGTCTTGATGTAAGTAAATCATCCATATTTACCATGCCATCCATAACTGCAACTCTGTTGTTATTAGTTAAATACATATTATCTAATAACTGTCTCATCACAGTTGATTTCATTAATTGTATATCTTCAACTAATTCTGAAACTGATCTTCCATAAAATCTGTGTGGCATTGGAATTGGTGTAACTGAAACAAACGGAATACTATCACATGGCATATTTTCTAAAATAAATTCTGAACTATCACCAACAGATAATATTTTTCTAAGTTCTGCAATACCATCACCATCTGCATCATAACGAACATAGTTTTCATAAACTGTTATAGTTTGTGTCGATTGATTGTCAGATGTATTAAATGGAAAGTCCTCTATGTTCTGGTATCTTGCTAATCGTTCTGTATTTAATGTTGATGCGTCTGAAGTTGGAAGATTATCTACATCATCTTTATCGTAACCCATGCTAATTAATTCTGATCTAGTCATTTGTACTCTGTGTGCAACAAAGTTTGCATCTTCAAGTTTGATAGCGGTACGATCAATTAGAAATTCTTCTGGTGGAACAGACTCAACTTTTATATTTCCTTTTGAAATAATTCTTTTTATTTTACAATTATATAAATTAAAATTAGGAGTTTGAACTTCCTCTGTATTTAAACCTTGTTGTTCTAAAGCTTTAATCTGATTTTCAAAAGCCTCTTTTGCTTTTTCATCTGTAGTAATTTTTTCTTCTACAACTTCTATTTCATCTTGTGTATTGTTTAGGGCTTCTTTTTCAGCTTGTGTTAAATTTTCATAAGTTTCATATTCTACTTTTTGTGTTCTATCGTAGTATATTTTTAAAATTCCATTTTTTTCTAATAAGGCATCTTTGAAAAAATTATATAATAATTGAAAGCCATCATTTTCTTTATAAAAAATATGATTTAAATATGCTGTAGCTTGATCGGCTAAAGGTGCATCATCTGCTTTAACTGGCTCACAAGACACAACTTTATCTGATGATGTAAAAACTCTTAAAAGATTTGGAAGTAAACTCTCAATGGTATCTGCAACATCTGTACTAACGACTTGCGATCTTCCATCTATTTCATTACCAAGTTTATCACCTTGATAATATTCTAAAGATTTTTCTCTTTCAGAAGATAATGTACCTCCTAAAAAACCTAACGAATTATGTATGTGAGATTGTAAAGTATTTTTTAATTCTAAATCTTCTAGTCTTTCAATTTTTTTTGCCATAACTAAACTATATAACTTGTATCAACATGGACTGGTTCTTTCCAGTTTGTTTTTTGTCCACCAATAAATGTGCAGCCATATCTAAATGCGTCTGCTGGATGTGATGCAAAATTGTGTATTGGTCTGTTTTTGAAACACTGATTTTTTTCATCCCATTTTTTTGAGTAAGCTTTTAATGCTTCAACACCCATTGCTGTATTTTGTCTGTCAAAATAACAATTAGGTAAAGCTTTTCGTACTGCCTCAATTCCATCTTCAATAGAAAGTTTTGGTGCAATATCAAATGATATACCTAATTCCAAAGCGATTTCCAACCTTGATTTTCCAAAAGCTCCTAATTCCCTAACTTTTATATCATGCGGAGCTATATGTCTATAATATTTATAAGGTTTGCTGTCCAGCAGGTCTGCATAAAAATCTAATCCTTCACCTGAGTTTTCTTCATAATCAATCACCCTAATTTGATCTCCATGTCTTTGAACAAACCAAATAGCTGTAGAATCTTTTAAACCTAAATCCCACCAAGTTTCTGTATCTAGGTTTTCATCATAAGGCACAGATGTCATTCTTTTTCCTACTTCTAGCTTTTCTATAATAGCTCCATAATAAGAACCTGTGATTGCTGCTTGAAACGAACATTCAAACTCCTGATTATATAGATCATCTGACATGGTATTTTGTGCAGATCGCAATTCTTCTTTGTCTAAAATTTGTGTTTGAGATGCTTTGAAAACCCCTGTCCACCAACCTTTTTGTTGCATAGCTTCTTTGTGAAGTTTGTAAAAATAATTTTGACCTTTGGGTGTACCTATAAATACACACCATCCTTTCCTGTCGGCTAATGCTGGTCGGATAATTTCTGGAAACAATGTTGGACTAATATTCTGCGTTTCATCCATAACACATCCATCTAAAAAGATACCTCTTAATGCTTGATCATTCTCAGCACCTAAGATTGTTATTCTTGATCCATTAGGAAAATCACATCTAAGTTCTGATTCATTAAATTTAACAAAGGGAATATTCTTGGCGAAATTTTTAATGTAATCCCATGCCGTACTTTTACCCTGTTTGAATGTTGGCGAAATAAAGGCATATCTAGGATTCGGCTGCTTATTAGTTAAAGCATCCCTTATCATGTGGTTAATGCACATTACAGTTTTGCCAGACCGCCTATGTGCCACAATAACATTGAATCTGCTTTTAGGAATTTGTGTGTGTAAAAATTTTTGAAGTTTTCTTGGTGAATATGGAATTACGATTTCTGACATTTAAAATAAAACCCCTACCTAGTGAATAGTGTCATTCTCAGGAAAAGGCAAGTTTTCTATGTTGAGTTCTCTACCGATATATTTGGAAAAGTCTTTAGCATCTTCATAGTCTGAGAAACCTTCAAAGTGAACAGAAACAGTATTAGTCATTTCTGAAACAAGTATCACTGCATATATTTTTGGCTTTTCCATAAATCGGTCTCCTCATCTATTTATATATACCTCCCCATTTTAATCGACAAACGAAATATATAGTTTGGTGGTGGGGTTTCATCAAAACCCCCCAGAAATACTAATACAACTAGAATAATTACTGATAACGATCAATTATAAGAACCAACTAGCACTAGAAATATATATTTATTATGCAACTAGCACCAGAATAGCTAGAAATAACGAAAACCTATAACAACTGTGGGCAACAATACGCACAAACTTTGGCAGTCCATCAACAATAAATGTTGTAATACTTTACTTATTTAATAATTACTGAGACTTTTCCCATTTAACAACAAGAGGTGTTTCTGCATTAAAACTGTGTTTAACTTGCTGTTTATTGGAATATTTAGGTAATAAATGGGTTGCTTTCCACTTAGTTAATGCGACAGCTTCCTTTACTAAATGACTAATAGCAAGGTCGCCTTTGCCATTAATCTTGAAGTCTGCTATTGCACTTTCAAGCTGTGATGTAGCTTCGCTTAATAGATAATCAACTCCGTCTTGTTTGGCTTGTTCATATTCTTGTCTCACTTTGGGCTTTTTGTGTAAAAGCTTTCTAAATCCCTCCCATGACAGTGATCTAGCTTCTAATGCCTTTTTAATCCCTTTTCCAAGAGCTAATTCTGCAAATAAGCTTTCTAATACTTCTGATGTGAACTTTACTTTATTACTCATAAATATGTTGTTGACTAGGTATTGACAAGATAGTCATAATTTGTTATTAAATACCTATGTTGAATATAAACAAAAAACACAAAAAAGAAAGGGTAAATATGAACATACAAGAAATAGAAAGAATAGGAAATGAAGCACAAAAAAGAAATGACCAAGAATTTAAAGAAAACAAGAAAAATATTAACTTTTCTTTAAGGGGTCATGATAAGTATTTTTATGCTTATCAATGTGCCTTATTTACTAAAAATGTAAAAAAGTATGGCTTTGGACATATTACAGTTGAAATGATTGACAAAGATGGAGTTTGCTTCAATCAATATTCTATAAACAATGGTTATAATAAATATTGTAGGGATATGAAAAGATTTAGCAGTAAAGAAGAAATGCTAGGTTTTGTCATTGGTTATAATCAAGCAATAGAAAATTATTAGGAGGTATCTATGCTTAAAGCTTTCTATTTAGCTCTATGTTATGCACTAGCAATGTTCGGTTTGCTAGTCATAACACAAATTAACCTTTGGCTAGGTTTATCAATGTTTTTTTTGTTCCTTGTTAAATTCTGGCTACAACTACCAACATATGAGGGAAATAATGGATAGATGGAAAGAGGGTAAAAATGAATGGATGTATGAGGAGGGAAGATGACCAGACCACATTTAATATTAAAAAGATATAATTTAAATTTAACTAATGGCAAAAGTAATTATAAATTGGAAAATGTGACAAGCAAACACTGTCCTAATTGTAATGAGCTATTATTTAACGAAGTTAATCAACCTGAAATAGATTATCCTTATGTTTGTTTATTGTGTGATGAAAACTTTTTTAATATTGAGTTAAAAGAAAACAATAATAAATCTGATGTAGATTTATTTATAGAAAGGACACATGAAAACAATAATTGAGGGTTTAATATTCTTTGCTCTTATGTACTTCTTGCTTTTCTATGGGTTAGAAATAGCAATAAACTTTGAGCAACATATATTAAATACAAGGGAGATATAATGATTAAAAAACAAAGGAGGAAAACAATGAAAAAATACATAGATAAATTTCATGTTTGGCACTTGCATTACAGACAAGAAATAATTTGGTTTGTGGTTGGTTTTGTTATTGGAGCAATACTATTATGAAATATATATTTTATTTCTTAATACTGTTCGTTTTGGGTTGTTCTCAAATACAAGACTTTGACCCCAATCCAAGCACAACAATAGTTAAAACAATAATGAAAGGGAAAAAATAATGGCACAAGACTTATCAGAAAAAATAGATGAATATTGTTTAGAAAATTACGGACATACAAACTGGGGTTATTTAAACACTTATAAAAAAGAGGAGTTAGATAAAAATGACCATGAAATGGAAGGTGGAATTGTTTTTTGGTTAGAACCGAAGGAAGATGATGATGTTTGAAGTATTAATGAATATGTTAGAAGACAGATCATTTCATATACTGCTATTGACAATTATTGCTGGAGTTGTATATTTCAAATGGAAAGAAAGTAGAAAAGGGTATGAAAGATATAAAAAATGGAAAGCTAGTCAAGGTTGGTCAGACCATTAATAAAATGGAAATTAAAACTGGTCATATACTTTGGTTAGAAAAAGAAACGATTAAAAATATATTAGCAGGAAAGGGAAAATGTTTAAAAGAAACGATATTGTATATCACAAACAGCTTAAAATAATTGGTTGGGTGTATAAAGCACCAACAAGAAACACAAGCGATTGTGTGATCATAGACCTTGAAAAAGAAATGCAAGGTATCAAATCCAAAATAAACGTCAAGGAATATGACCTTGAATTACAATGTAATGGGGATGGATATTGTTATGAGTAATAATTTAATAAAGGAGGGATAATGAAAGCAAAAAAGAAAAAACAAAATAAATGGGATAAGTTAGAAACTAAAATATGGAGAGTAGTTTTATTTAAAGAAGATAAAAAAGGTAATCAAAGATTTTATGAATATGACGGAGATCATAGTTATATAGCTGAACAAATGTATGATGTAGAAAATAAATATTTAAATGAAATAGAGGAGAATAAAAAATAAGAGGTAGGAAGACCCCCAAAGAAAGGGTAAGAGGGGGTCTTTCCTGACTATCTTTGAGAAGATAGTTAAATACCTAGATATTGTGTTTAAACTTTACCATTATACTTGATCTTGAACTTATCTGCAATTTCTTTTTGAAAGCTAGGGTTCTTTTCAACAGCTTCCCAATATTCCCTGACAACTTGGTCAATTTCTGCGTCAGAAATCTTAATAGATTGTAGATACTGTAATAGCTTAACCAGTGGGGGGTTTTTTGGAGTTTGGTTCTTGTTTCTAATTATTGCTTGTTGGTATCGGAAGTCAAAAGACTTCCTAGTCTTGTTAATAATATTGTGTATTAACTTTTTATTAGCCATATTCTAATTAGTATATATTTATATTATATCTTTATATCAGGTGTAATTATTTCACCTATCTAGGTGAACTATTTTCACCCTCACTGCTAGACCTTTCTAACTGGCTTTAGTAAGATGATCCCTTTTTCCTTTGCCTTTTCTAGCTTTCTTTTTTCGTACAAAATCTTTTGTTGCTTACTCATTTTAGTTCTTAATCGTAGGTTGTGCAAAAGGATTGATTGAAAGTTATCTTGTCCCCTGAATATAAACCTATTTGTATTACCTTTGCCTCTATTTTGCCATGTTATATATCCAAGCAACTGCAACCTGTCCAAATGCTTCACAAGGGTTTTAGAGCTTTTTAAACGCAATCTTTTTTTTAAGTAAAGGTGGCTAGGTGTACACCCTTTAGGAGCTGTCCTAAGCCGTCTAAGGAGCAGTAAAAGGCATTTCTGGGTAGGTGTTAAAACCTGATCATCTATAAGCTCATGCTCAACTTTTAAGAATGGTTTACTTTTGTTCATATTGGGTCATTTCATCAAATATAACTGTTGTATTAAAACTAAAAGATATTCTTTCAGCATTATCATCATCACTAGAAAAAGGATAGACAATATGTTTCATGTTGGCAGGAAATAAATAATAATCGCCCAAAATGGGTTGAACTAAATAATTAGCATTATTAAATATACTTTCAGACCCCTCACAAAACTCTATCCAACCACCAACCTGATGATGTTCTTTAGAATGATTATAGGGTATCATTTTAGGTATCTGTAAATATCCAACACAAGATAAATCAGGGTTCAATGCTTTATTAGAAAAATGAGTGTGTGTATGTAATGGATTATAATCGTTTGGTTTTTGTGTATTAGTCCATGCACTTTGAACTACACATTTTGCCATTTTATTATTTTTATAATGTGCTTCTACATAGTGTCTAATAATGTGGTCAAAATATTTTTGTTTCCATTTCAACATTACGTCAGGACTAATCAATAATTCTTTATAAACTTGTCCTGCAAGTCTATGACCAAAAGCATATTGTTTTGCTTTGTCTGGGTTTTGTCTTATGTCATAAAGGTCTTTTAAAAAATCATCTATTAATTCTTTTGGCAAAGTAGATTTGGCAATCGTTGAGCCAAATGGTTTTAATAATTTACATTCTATTTTATCTTTCATTTTTAAACTCCGTTATTGGTTTTAAATTTTCAATGGGTACAGACCAAACATAAGGTCTTGTTGTAATATTAAAATTAGTCCAAGTTCCTTTCTTTCTTATATCTTTAGCAGAAATGTAGCCAAAAAATGTATATATTGGTGTTTCATCTCCTACTAAAAAATAATAATCACTTTCTTTATACCCTTGTCTTATGATAAGATTGTTGGTTTTTTTTGTCATAAGTTGAGATCGTACTTGTATGCTTTTTCCATCAATATGTAAATCAGACCCTTTAAAATTATTTACTGAATGTGGAAAATAACTGTCCATTTTTTTTGCAAGTGCTTGTTCGCATATTGCACCTGAAACTGTCATACCCCATTGTTTATAAATATCAAAAGAAGCTCCATGACCCCAGCTTATATTCTGTCTCATGCTTTCTGTCTGTCGCAAAAGTCCTGTAATAGCAGAAGATAATATTTCTTCCCACTTTAATTCAATCGTTGGATAATCCATATATAGTGCAACCCTTAATTGTTATAACAACATCTTGTATATAACTTATAGCAATTCTAAAATTAATTGCAAATACATATTGACATCTATATTTAAATAGTAAATAAGTTGTCTATGCCAGAAAGGTTTATAGATGAAGCTTGGATCAAAGGGGATTTCAAGAAAGCAACCATATCAGCAAGTCAATCAGCACTTACAGATAGTATCTGGTTTATAAAATATCCTTTTTCATTATACGCAAAATTTAAACCACAAAAACCTAGTATAAGTTTTCATGCAGGTAAAAAAGTACATGGTTATTTTCAAGAAATTATACAAAAAAAAATGAAGATAGAAGATGTGCAACAAGATTTTAATAAATCAATTATAGAAATTGATTTAAGTGAAAAAGAAAAAGCAAAAGGTAATTTTATAAAAGAAAGAATTGTTCAATATGTGCAAAATCATATCAACGCACTCATAGAAATATCTAATAATGCACATCTTGATAAATGGAATTGTGAATTATTTTTTAGTGAATGGTATGATGAAAAATATTTTAGCAAACAATTAGGTATAGAAACAGAATTATATGTAGATTGTGCTTCTGAATTTTTACAAAAATTATCTGAACATAAAAATAGATTTGGCTCAGTTTATAAATACAAGGACAAGAAAGGTAATGAAAGTTGGAAATGGAGAAAGGCACAAAAAATTAAATCACCACAATTTACACATTGCATACAAACAGCAGTATATTCAAAATCATTACCCAACTATAAACCTTACTTAGTTTATACAGATGAGGAAAACTACACCATATTTAATGAAGACAACTGTTATGAATTAAGTCCATCAGGATTAAAATATTTTTTTAATAAATATATTCAGATCAACGTAAGAAGACAAGAAATGTTAAGAATGGCAGATGGGGATATAAAAAAGTTAGCCATGATGATTGGGATTGATTGGTCTGAAATAAGAAATAGAGAAAACAATCCAATACTTAACACTATACAAGATGAAGACATACAAAAACTGGAGGAGTTTTATGATAGTTTGTGATGGTATTTCACCAGAAGATATAAAAAGAATTATAAACAGTAGGGTTCTTGAAAAGCTAATTAAGGACAAAGCTAAGGAAGTTTATAATGAGGAAAAACAAAAAGAAAAAGAAGAAATAATTGGTAATGCAAAAGGAAAGGAGGGAACAATTTGACTAAAAACATTTATCAAAAATTAAAATCTGCTTCAGAGGAAGCAAGGATGGTTAAAAAAACACAAAAAAAAGGTGGAATGAATTTTAATCCATTGGAGCATGACGCAGTACAAGGTGTTGCTATGGAAGCTTTAATTAAAAATGGTTTATATCCATACTGCACTTACAAAGATTTTAATATACAAGATATGTTTGTGCAAACAACTTGTAAGATGACTATTGTAGATGTAGATAATCCAAAATCTTTTATCGAAATTGAAACTCATGCTATTGCAAAAACAGATAAATATGGTTCAGGAAACTGTATGTCTTACGCAAGAAAGTATGCTTTTTTAAATGCTTTAAATCTAAGAACAGGCATGAAAGATGATGAGGTTGAAGCAAAGGATAGTGAAGATGGATATAATGCTGATCCACTATACAAAGCAACAGAAAAAGAAGTAGGTATGACAAAAAAACAAATTTCTTTGGGTAATAGAATTGAAGCTATTGAGGTTCATCTATCATCTAAGAAACCAGATTTGACCACTGTTAAAAAATTAATAATGGAATTTAAATCTGATAACAGAAACGACTATGGGAATTTTATCAGAAGTGAAGTTGGTAAAAGACTTGTAGTTTGTGAAAATAAACTAACAAAACTCAAAACTAATAGGAGATAAACATGGGTGATTTTGTATTGAAAGAAGGAACAGGATATATGAACAGGGATAATGAAAACCCTGATAAATTCTGGGGTTCATTTAAAGTAGATAAAGACTACAAAAAAGGTGAACAAATAAACTTAACAGAATACATCAATCGTAAAGATGATGGTAAAGAAGTTCATAAATTACAAGTTAGAAGACCAAAAGTATAACTTGTAGTAGGGGTGCTGGGTCATTTTTCCTCCCTATTCGAATCGGTAAAAAAATCAGCACCCTTTATTATGAAAACTTTTTTCTTGTATTTGTTTTTTATGACATCAGAAACAAGCTATGACTTTTACAAAATAAAAGTAAAAGACTTTACGACTTGCCAAAATGCTTTAGAAAAATATACAAGTATTCATATTGACAATGGAGTTAAATATAAAGGTAAAACAATATTTATGTATTATTGTAAAACAAAGGATGGAAAATGGGCAAAGACGACAATATCAAGTGGATTGATATAGGAACTAAATTGACAAAAGAATTATTAAAAAGAAAACAAAAAGAATATGGAGACTTTGAAAGTAATGCTTACATTATAGCAAAGTTTATAAAATCAGTATTGGAGGTTGTAAATAAACAAAAGTTAAAAGTACCTATAACTATTGTACCTCAACTTATGATTGTGTTAAAACTTACAAGAACCATAGAAGATGGTAGTAAAGGAACACTTCATAAACCTGACACATTTGCAGACATCAAAGGTTATTGTGATTTGTTAGATGATATGGTTAAACAAATAGAGAAAGATGAGAATGGGAAATAAAATATTTTATAGTCCAAAAATCAAACAAATCATTGATTTTATGATAGAATACCACAAGAAGGAACAAGCTTATCCTAGACTAATTGAGATTGGAGAAGCTTTAAATTTATCTAAACAAAGGATTGGTATTTTAATGAAAAATGCTGTTAAGCTTGGCTTGGTCAAAGAGATGGATGTGTTTATGAGAAAATATCATTTGACTAAATCCATTAAAAGTAGTAAATTTAAAGTCAATAATTACTATGAGTTGTAATAAGTTCACAACTTATGAAGTTGTAGTAGTTGTTGAAGAAAAATTCGCTAGTGTTGAGAACGCAGTGGATAACAAAGACGCAATAGGAGAACCTGTTGCTAAAGTTGTTAGTAAAAGGTTCTTGAAGTCTAACATTAAGTTGGAGGATAAACATGGACTACGATCCAAAGAGGGTAAGGGAAGCTCAGGAGAGACTGGAGAGAGCAGTTAGGGTAATGCAGAAAGCTAAAGCTCTTGTACAGAAAAAGAAAAATCAGATTGCTGTAATCAGTAATCAAATTTTATCTGAGCAAAATAAACAAATTAGAATTTCAAGCTAGAGAGAAATTCTAAAAACAAAAAAGGCAAACTAGAAGAAAGGAGAACTATCGCTATGGCAAAATGTCAAGATAGTAAAGAAACAATCATCAGTCAGCACATAGGTAAAAAAATAAGAAAAAGGAGAATTGAGTTAGAAATGACTCAAACTGATCTTGGAAATCATTTACCTACAAGTTTCCAACAAATTCAGAAATATGAAAAAGGAACTAATGCTGTGTCATCACCAAAGCTATTGTATTTATCATTAGCTTTAAAAGTTCCAGTATCTTATTTCTTTGAAGGATTTGATATTGTTAAAGGTGAAAGTAATATTGCTTACAAAGACAATCCACCAGAATTGCATAGAGGTAATCAGGTAAAAAATGCAAAGTATTATCCTGATCCACAAGCAGTTGAAGATCAAGTCATTATAGAAAAGTTAGAAAAAATAATTTAACTTATGGAAGTTAGGGGTGTCCTAAGAATAAGGTACTACCCCTAACTCAAGGTATGTACCTAACTATATTAGTTTTCTTTCTTAGGTTCAACTTCTAATTGTCTTTCCTCATCATCCTTTTTCATACAAGCATAATGAGCAGGTATTCCACCCATAAACATTACAAAAGATTCATCAGAAACAATCATTTGATTACAGTATTTACAAAGACCAACATTTCTAATGATGTTTCTTTTTCTATTCCAAGTCTTTTTACGTTTTTGCATAGTTCGGTCTTTTACCTTTTCTTGGTTTTTTTTCAGCTTGTTTTTTTCTTCTGACCGCAGCCGATAACTGTGATTTAGTCATTGATCTGACTTTGGCTATCGGTAAACATTTTGGATAATTTCTTCTTTTCTCACCTTTACTTCTTCCACATGGAGGATATGAACCATCTGATCTTCTATTGGCAACATCAACCCATTTTTGTTGTGTCCATTTTCGTAATGACATTATCTTCTCTTTTTAGTTTTTCTTCTTCCAACTTTACCCTTACAATATTTAGATGCCCACATATTTGCGTATGCACTAGGATATACTTTAAACTTTCTTTTGGCGGCAGCTTTACCTGCTGGACATAACTTAGCCATGTCTTTTCTGTACTGTGAACTTAGCCATCTTTACAGCACCTTTCATAAGTTTATATGAACTACCTTTTTTCATCCAATGAAAACCTTTAGGTGCTTTTACTGTTTTCTTCATACTTTTTTCTTTCTTTTTTTCTTAAGCATAGCAAAGTCTGCGGCAGTTATTTTATCAAATGGTGCTGCCATTTTTGCTATCTTCATTTGTTTCTTACTATATTTTTTATTTTTACCTTTTGGCATATTATCTCCTTTGTTATTCCCTCCAACAACCCAGCTTAATCATTAAGCTTCACCTAGTATTTTTTCTTCTTTTTGTTTTTTTTCTTTTTATTCTTCTTTTTCATTTTTTTATTATACATAGTTTCTCCTTTTTATTACCATTTTTTACAACTCCAGTATCTTGCACTGAACTTGTCTTTAGCAGTAGCACATCTGTGCCTAGCTCTAAAGCTTTTTCTTCTTGCAGGGATATTCTTTTTAATTGTCATATTAGCATCCCCAAACCTAATAATCTTTTCTTTACCACCTTTACAAGCTTTAACAACAAACTTTTTTCCTCCAGATATTTGTCTTTTGGGTTTGTTGCATTTCATCTTTGACTTGTCTATCGCCATTCAATATATCCTTCACCTTTATTTTTTATCAAAGATTGCTTTCTATTGCCAGATTTTTTGTAAGATACATGAATCCATCCAGAATCAGAAACACCAGAAATGTAGTATTCACTTATAAGTTGATCATAGTCAAAGTTGTTTTTTATATGTGATGCAACTTCTCTATTATCAAATCCTGCTATTTCAAAATCAACAGCTTCTCCTTTACAATGTTGAGATTGTCTTGAAGATTTAATCGCCTCTGACAATTCAGGACTGCGAAATCCAGATGTAATAGTTATAGGTCTGGACTCATAATATTCTCTTAATGGTTCTAATATGTTCTCACATATCGCCTTTAAGTTTTCTATCTGTTCTTCGTTGGGGGTATTATCTATCCCCATTCTTGATGCTGTTGATGATTTAGTCATTTCTTCAAGACTAAAGTGTTTTGATAATTGTGTCATGATATTTTTCCTTTTGTTTTTGGATCATAATAACAACTGAATTTTATTATAATCTGGTTTTTATTAATTTCTTTCATGCCTATTTCTTTACTTTTATCTATAGATTCTTCATATCCTGCAATCATACAATTATAAAAATTGTCATAATGTCTTAAAAAATGAGGAGGCATACACTCACCAACAATTTGACTACACATAATCATTACCAAAGCTACTTTCATAATTTTTCTTCTATTATTTTTTTAGTCTTTTTAAAATCAGACAATTTGTCCTCTAGCTCTTTTAATTTTTTGTTTGCTTTTTCTAAGTCTTCATTAGCATATTCTAATTTTTGCAAACACCTCTTGTTAGCAGAATCTTTGCTTTTATTCTGATCTTCAAGTTCATCAACTTGTTGTTTGAGTATTCGGACTTGATCTTTATACTCATTAATAATCTCTCTACTTGTGTCGGACATAAGTTTTGATTTTATTTATTTTTTTTTGAAAGTAGATACACCTTTTATGCCTAGTATTGTACTAAAAGCACCTACCACAAGAGCTTGATAGAACATTGGAAGGTTAGAAAATTTATCAAAAAAAATATCTATCTTTGCTTGAATGTCAGGATCATCACTAAATACAGACCAAGCTAAAAGTAGTAAAGGGATTGATATAAGGATAAGACAAAATTCATCTTTCAAATCTCCCCTATGTGAATCAATTACAGCTTTTTTAAATTCAACTTCACCATTAGCCATCTTCTCAGCTAACTTAAGTTCAGCAACTGATTCTAATTCTTTTGTTTTTCTTCTATTGGCAGCAATAGACATACCTGTCTTGATAATGCCTGGTACTAATTTAGCTGCAATATTCATCCACATATATTACTTATAAAAGTCTTTGAATAACCAATCAACGTATTTTTTCCACATTTTTTTAATAAAACGCATAATATTTTACTCCTTTTTTTATGGTTTATATAGGTCATAAGTTAATGTTAGTTCTTGGTTTGCTTTAATATCCTTGTCTGTTTTTAAAAACCATCTGTTGTTATGCTTTCTTTTGATGCAATTAGAATCATCAGCATGATTAATAAATCCTCCTAATGGAGTTCTGATAAGATCATTTTCAATCTCTATGTGTGTCATACCTATTGTAGTATCTTTTGGTATTTCAGTAAGACTAAACAAACCTAAGCCATGCACATCAGATTTTTTTATTGTTAAATAAAATGGTAATGGTTTATATTTAATCATCTTCTTTGCAGGTGCAGTTATCACAAGTACAAAGTCCATATTCATCTGCATGAAGACCATCTTCACAATGACAATTATGATAACATTTTTTACACTTCATTTTAATCGCTCTTTGAAATTCTTATAATTTTTCCATCTTTTACTTCTGCTTTTACTTTTGTACAAACATAGCTTACTCTTGCACCGCTATTTCTGGCTGCAATTCTTTTTTTTTCTAAACACTTAGAAACATTAGGCATAAGTGTATGTTCTTTTAATACAGCAGGTTCACCTAAAAACATTAATAATGCAATAACAGTTTCCATTTAGTGTTCTCCATTCATTTTTTTCTGCAACATATCTACCTGTTCTTTTAAATGATCTATATTTACTTTGTTATATCTACTAGCTTCTATCTCTTTTTCTATACTTTCTATCTGACCAGCAAGGTGTTCAATGAGCATATACATTTCTAAATTTTTTGGTTCTTGTTCTGCCTTTTTTAAAAGATCAGCTTGAAATAATGTATCTGCTGTTTCTAATTTATTTAATCTTTCCTCAACACCAAAGTAAGCCCAAACACCAAGAGCTACAGCACCTATGATTGCCACTAAGTTTCTTATGGGTAAACTTATATTTGTATTATCGTTAATCTTCATAGTTAATCATCAAAAGTCTTATACCTAATCTCTTTTGCTCCCTAGTTGGTGTCCTGTGTATTTTATAAGAACCTTTAGGTTTATTCTTTAACATCTTACCTTTAGCTCTTTTGCGATATGTAATTGTTTTAATATCTAAAAGTTGTATTTTACCATTTTTATCTACAATCACAATATCAAAAGGACAGGTAGGGTCGCAACTTTTTGCTACATAATAACCAGCTTTAGTAAGCTTTGCTATAGTATCATATTCTCCAACAGTTCCTTTAATGGATGTTTGTTTACCTTTTAAGACAGAAGATTTACGACTAAGTTTATTAGACCACTTAGACTTATTGTTACAGCTACCCATAGAAGTTTATAGATTGTACTTACTTTTGAATCAAGGTGTGCAAGGTGATTGTCTCTAATATTTGTTATTTTTTCATGGATAACTTTTAACTCACCTTGAATTTTAATTATTTCTTCTGAATTTTTTTGTGATTGTGATTTCATATTATTCATCACTTATAATTTGTTTTAAAAATGTAAAAGGTTTTACACTATCAGGATCACTTGGTGGATCAGCAAAAATATCACCACCTAATTTAGATAATATGGCTGCGGCTTGTGTTGTTCCTGGTTTTAATTTTCTCAATTTAATTAAATCTTTTAAAGATTGTGGGTCAAGAATAGCATTTTTAATTATTCTTTCTGCTGTTCTTTTGTATATTCTTCTTGCAGCAGTAAATAATCTACCAGCTACTGTAAATTGACCTAATCTTGCTCTAATAATATCTGTTAACGCATTTCCTACAATACCTTCACCTCTAGCAGTAGCTTTCCTAGATGAAATTTTTAATGCTTTATTTAGTATGTCTAAATTGTTTACAAATTCTTTATTAAACACTTCTTCAAGAGCAACTCTATATCCTTTTTCATTACCTGCTCCATTTAAATATGTATCAAATCTTTTGGCATCAACAACTTTTATACCTAAATCATCAGAAGTTTTAACGACTGCTTCATTTAAATCAGTTAATACCAATCTTTGAAATGCTTGATAAATTTCTGGGTCTTTTTTTAATATTTTTTTAAGTTCTCTTATCTCACCAATATTGTTAGGTTTGTAAATTTTACTAATAATTTCACCAGGACTTGTTCTTTCTAATTTACCAGCAAAACTTTTTTCTAAATCTCTTAAAACTATATCTCTTTTTTTAGTTGCGTTTTCTAATGTTGTTTGAAAACCACCTATTTTTGTAATTTGATCTAATTCATTTTTACTAAAAAATGTTTCTAATGGAGATTTAAATTTTTTTAAAAAATTATTATGTCGTACAACATTAACTTTATCATTAGTAATTACATCCTCTTTATATTTTTGAAAAATAGAATCCTTATAAGCTTTCATAGCATCTGGACTATCTTTAATAACATTATGTATTGCTTCCGCATAAGCTTTTGATTTATTACCTGTTTTAAAAGACATAGCAAAAATATCTTCATCATCAAATCTTAATTTACCAGCTCTATCAAGATTAATTCTTGATAATAGTTCATTGTTAAGTAATTTTTTATTATCTCTTACTAAGGCATTAAAATTATTAAATTCATCAATGTAAGCTTTTGGTGCATCTTTATTTAATTGTTCAGTTAAAGATTTTTTCAAAAGTTTTAATGCACCTACTTCTGGAGTTTCACCAGTAACAGAACCTACAGCAGATTTTCTTATATCTGATGATACTGTACTCAATGTGTTTCTTACAGTAGAAATTGGTATTTTTGCTGTACCTGCAATAATATCATTAACAAGTTCTGTATTTTTAAAATAATTTTGTAAATTACCTGTTTTTATTAAATTGTTTTTTTGTTTGTTAGATAATTGATTTATAGCTTTTGATACAATATCAGAATTTATAGTATTTACACCAGCCGCATCATCTAAAGATTTTGCTGCTGCATCAACTTTTTTTTTGTATGCTTGTGCTACTTGATCTATTTTTGATCTTATCTCAACTCCTGTTTCTTTAAATGATCCATCAGGTAGTCTTAAAATTGATTTTGACAACACTTCATCTGCTTCAGCTTGTTGTTTGTTTAGTGCTTTAATTATAGGTTCATTATTCTTTTTAATTACACCTTGTATTAAAGTTCCTCCCTCAAAAGCATTTATAGGTTTGCTTGTAGAAGAACCAAATCCAGATTTTAAAAAACCAAAATAATCATTTAAAGCTTTTGCTTGATTTAAATTAAACTCTTTAAATTCACCCATAAAACCTAATTTATTTTGATTTTCAAACGCAGCTTGTGCAGCTAATAAATCAGCGTCATTACCTGCTTGTGCTAATGTAAATTTTAAATTTGAATTTATTTTTGCAGAGTCTAATGTTTTATTTATACTTTCCGCTACTTCATCAGCTTTTAAAACTTCTTGCTCAATTCTAGCATCAGCAACTTCATTTCCTTTTACAAACCTACCTTTAATTAAATTATTTACACCTTTAATAATTTTTACACCAGCAACACCTAGTACAGAAGCACCAGCAGAAATACCTGCTGCTCTAAAAGCTGCGTCTAGTAATTGATCGTTAGTTATATCTTTATTAATACCATAAATATTTTGACCTAATTTATATCTTGTATATTCTGCAATACCTGCTGTTACAGCACCTGCGGCTATACCTGATGGTAAACCTCCAAGATAAACAGTTCCTGCAATAGTAGCTGCAATATCTGGTATGATAACCATAGCATCACCAGCTAATCCTGTAAAATCACCAAGATCAACACCAGGCTTATTAACTAATTCATACTTTTCTGTTTTAGGATTAAAAAATTCTAATTCACCAGTTCTTGAACCTTTTCTAACATCAATATCTTGATTGTAAATATTGCTTAAAATATTTTTAATAGCTAAAGCTTGATTTTTTTCATCATAACCAAAAGATGCTGCAAGTCTTGCCTCACTATCCGCACCTTCTTTTACACCTACATCAGCTAATTTTGCTATATCTTTTATTTTGGGTCTGAAATTTATATTTTGTCTTATGTTTTGATTAAGTAGCTCATCATCAGGAGATACAATACCACCAGATTCAGGAATGATTGATGATTCAGCTTGTTCTATTCTTGCGTCTGCTATGCTAGGAAAAAATTTTTGATAAAATAAATCTTTGTCTAAATCTGGATAATATTTATCATATAGTTTATCAGCTAATTCAAGATCAGGTATATCATCATATCCTGGATATTTTTTTCTAAATTCATTTATGTTCATTGTCTAATATCTAATACGTCAAAAGGTAGTTCTTTCTTTTTTTTCTTTGTGCCTGTTTTAATTTGTGTTGTTCCAATATTTGTTGATCCTGGAGCTGTAAGTGTTACTTTACCATCTACTAATGTATAACCAAAATTACCTTGAGGAAGTAAAGCGCTGTATGTTGATGAAGCTCTATCATATTCATCCCTCAATACTTGATCTAATTTAGCAATAATTTGATCCCTTGAACCACTGTTAAAACCAATTCTTTCAAACTGTCTTAAAATATCACCTTCTGAATATTTTGGATTTCCTGGTTCAGCAATAGAGGCTAAAACATAAGCTAAGTTTGTCATAGAAGATTTAATTCTTGCTACATCCTGTGCTTCTCCAGCAAAACCACTTTTGTCTATATAAGCTTGTATATCATCAGCAGCATCACTTCTAAATTTATTTGGAACATTAATTTCGCCAAGTTGTGCAATTTGATCTCCAATACTATTAATAAGTTGCACACCACTTCCTACAGCACCAGTTTTTGAATTGGCTACAGCAGCTTGTAATGATGGTATTGTTTTATATAAAAGATCATAACTTGATTTAATACTTCTAGCTTTATTTAAATTTTTTTGTGCTGCTGCACCTGTTCCTGTTCCACCAGACGATATTTCAAATTCACCTGTTCTTGGATTAAATTTAATTGATTGACCTTTTTTAGGTGTTAAAGCTTGTTTAATTTTTGCTGTTTTTAATAATGCTGGAACAAGTGAACTAAATGGGTCTTTGCCTTTTACACCTGATCCAATTAAATCTGCACCAATAAGTAATGTAGGATTAATATTAGATAATAAACCACCTGTTAAATTACTACCAAAAAAACCTTGATTGTTTTGACCTTCTTTTGTTGCATAATCCATCATCAACATTTTTCTAAATCTATCGTCTATAATAGCCATTAAATTAATCCTCTTTGTTGTAAATATGGAACATTAAAAGCATTCGCATATAAATTAGCAGTTGTTGTATTACCAAAAGGTGTTGCTGAATAACCAAATTGGTTTTGCAAAGGTGTAATATTTAAAGTGTTTTGCACATTTGTTTTTGCGGCATTATAATCGTTTTCAAGCTGAGTTGAAAGACCTTGTTGATTACCTAAATTCTCAAAGTATTTAGTAACTTGAGATTCTATAGGTGCTTGATTCCCATAAGCAAAAGGTGCTTGAATAACTAATTCATTTATAGCATCTGATTCTGGTTGTGAAAGATTTTGCAAATTATCTAAATTACCAGTATCATAAAGCGATTGAAATGCAGGTGATCTATAACCAGCATTAAAAGCTTCTTGATCTATAAATTGTTGTTGTTCTAAATCTAAAGCAGAATAATCAGAACCTAAACCTCTTGATTCTGCAAAATCGTCAAGTGTAGAAACATAATCACCTTCTCCATAACCATCCTCTCCAGTAATACCTGCATATTGATTTTCAGGTTTGCTAAAAATATTACTGGCTATATTACCTATAACACCACCACCTTTAAAAAAATCTACAACATTATCCACAACAGATGGTTCATTTACTGGTGTAAAATCTGCTCCTGATGCTGTGTAGGTAGAATCAATGTCATCACCATTACTAAAATTATCATCACCACCTCCAAATGTGTCTTCTGGGCTTCCTCCGCCAAACTCACCTCCAGCAGCAGCTCCTGCTACAGCATCATAATCTCCAAAATCAATAAAACTTGGAATACCAAATGGACCAGGTATACCTGAACCACCCATAGATTTTAGTACATTTGCTTCTTTTGGATTAATGTAAGCTAAAAAGTGATTAGTAGGAGCTTTCTCATTTAAAAGTCCTATTACATTGTTTACATTTTGCATAAATTTCTCCTAAAAAATTATTGCGATACAAAATAAAATAAACATAAAAATTAATGCTTTACTTGGATTGTTTTTAATTTTTACATCAAAGTCGTACATTATCTTTTGTATTTTTTTCATTATAATAATCCTCCGATAAATCCAGCAGCTCCACCTAGTAATGGACCAACACCAGGTATAGCAGAACCTATCAAAGCACCCCCTGCTGCTGTCGTTAGTGGGTTTGCTCTTGTGTTTACTTGTCCTGATGTAACAGGGAATCCTGATGCAATAGGTGAAACTAAACCAGCATATTGTTGTAAACTTAAAGCTGGAGCCATGTTTTGTTGTCTTTGTATATTTTCTAATTGTGAACCTACAGCAGTTAATCCAGGTGCTTGTGATGCTATTGCTAACTGTCTTCCTCTTTCAGTATCATATTGTCCAAAAGCTAGAGGTAAAGCAGCTTGTGCTACTTGACCTAATGCAGTTGCTTGTGCAACTGGAGATGTAGGTGTTCTTCCAGCACCACTAAATTGTGATTGAACATTTGTTGTAATGTCTGATGCTGTTTTTTGTATTAATGGAGCTAAAAAAGGATTTAAATATTGTCCTCCAAGTGTTGCAGCTAACTGTTGATTGGCTGCGTTTGCCATTGTTTCTTGTGCAGCAATACCTTGTAATGTTTGTTGAGTAGGTGCAACATAACCTGCTGCTTGTGGTCCTTGAGCATATAATTGACCAGCTTCTGAAATAATTTGATTTAATGCTGGTTGTGCTGCTGAATAAGGCTGCACTGATTGTGTTGTTGATTGATTTCCACCTGATGAACCGCCTCCGCCAAAACTCATTTTTTCTCCTCTTGTTTTATTTTTTTTTCTAAGACAACATGGGTTCTTTTATACCCATAGTTGTTTAAAACTTTTTGCCAACCTGGTCTAGCAATCAACTCCATCATTTGACATTCTTCATCTTTTGCAAACTTCTCAATGTCTTTGACTAAGTATTGCCACTTGTGTCTTTGTTTACCAGTCATAATATAAATATGACAAACTTTACCTAATTTTCTTTTTATAAGTTCAGTAACCACAACACCAAAATATTTTTCTATCGGTTTTGGTTTAGACTTATCCCACAAAACCCAAATTTGAAATTTACCATCTTTTGCGGTTTGTAAAACAAATTCTGAATCAGTGAGTTGACTTGAATAATGTAAGGCATCTTTAATATCTTGTTCAACCAGACCCCATATTTTATCAAGTTCTTTGATAGGTATTCTAACTAATTCCATAAATACACTAATATAGTATATTTGTTAAGGACTTTTTTCATCAAAAATCTCTAAGTAACTTATCATACCCTCTATTTTATTAGCTGAAGCAGCTTGTATTTTAACAATATCTCCAGATTCTAAAACTAGGGGTGAGACTACACCATTATCTGTAGTGTCTGCTGCTAAATCTTTGTGATAAATTTTATAAGTAGCACTAGCTGATGAATCTGTTACAGATATTTCCACCTGTATTGCAGAAGAATCATCATTATTAATTTGTATGCTTTTTACAATAGCAGTTCTATTTGTGGGAACTGTGTAAACAGTTGTTAAATTAGTTGTACTTAGATTAAACCCTGCGTTTTTATATATATTAGCCATAATAATTTGAAGGGGTAAACAAGGTGGATTGTTCACCCCAATTTGTATTCTATCACTTTTTAAACCATGAAGGTAGTCCTAAATGCTTTCTTGTATCATAAATATTTTGATTTGCATTTTTAGACTTTTGGTCATTATAGTGTAGAAAAACTTGACAACAATCGTTACCTTGAAATTCTTCTCTCCAATGTTCTAGTTCCATGCCTCTATAAACTAGCATATCACCAGGTTTTAAAACAACTTTAGTTCCTTTGTTATTGCTTGATACTGTAATTTTTTTACCATCAGGAATACCTACATTTTTTTTAGGTTCTAAATAAATAGCCCAAGCATCACCACCTAGATTTAATGTTGTAGATATTTCACAGCTAAATCTATCTTTGTGTCTGTGTAGTATATCTCCTGTTTTATAAATCCTTGCATAAGAATATGTTGGGTTTAATTTTAATCCTGTTTTTTTTTCCATGATAGGCAAAGTTCTCATTAATAAAGTTTCCATAGCTATATCTGCATAATGAGAATATGTGCCTGGAACTTGTTGATCTGCCCAAGTACCCCATTCTTCTGTAAAATTAGAAATATATCTTTCGTCAAATAAAGTTCTTGCAACTTGTCTTTTAAGTAAGAAATAATTGTAAACAAATGTAGCTATATCTTTTGGTACAGCTTCTTTAATGACACAATATTTATTTTTTTGGAAGTTCATTAGTATTGCTCCTTTCTTTTGATATTGCTGTTTCAACAACTTTAATATTCCAATGTATAAATCTAAAAGGTTCTAATCCTGCATCTACCGAAAATTCATGTGGAACATATCCTGGAAAAATAATCATAGTTCCTGGATTAGGTTTGTAATGAACTTGATTAGTACCCATTGTAATTTGTGATGGATTTTTTAAAGGTAACTTTGTCATTTCTGCACCAGGTCTTGGCTCATGGAATATAGGGTAAGATGTTTTGTCAGAACATTTTAAAAAATAAAATCCTGATACATGCTGATTCCAATGTTGATGTGTAGAATGATGACCTCCACCTTTTTCACTAAATTCTTGTACCCAAAATTCTGTAAAGTGTAAACTGTGGTTTTGTAAATTAAATCCTTGCCAATCTAAAAATTCATAAGATCGTTGTCCTATAAATTGAACTAATTCTTTTACTTTAGGATCATTAGAAAAACTTTCACTGTGTTTAGACAAACCAAATGTACCAATATCTTTTTTCCATTTTGGTTCATTTTTTAATTTATCTTTTAAAAGTTTTTCTGCTTTCTTAATATATTTATCTGTTGTTTTAATTGCATTTTTTAAAAACATGGGTGCTTCTGCAATCCAGATTGGTGTTTGAAAATAAAATGCAGACTTAAAATCTACATGACCTTTTGGTTTATTACTTCCGCCTTGTATCATATTATCTAAAAGGATAGCCAAGATTCCATATTACTAAGCTATGCCTTACTCCTTTGGTTACTGGTTTAACTCTATGCCATACAAAGCTAGGAAATACCACTAAAGAACCTTTTGGTAATATTTCAGTACAGGCTCTGATATTTGGTTTTTTATCAGGGTCTAAGTTTCTGAAATCAAACTCTAGTTCTCCACCTTTGTATTCTTTTGGGTCTGTCAAACTAACTGTTACAGATAGTTTTCTTATTTTACCTTTAGTTGGACCTTCTTCCATATAAGGTTTATCCCAACTATCACAATGCCAATCATAATACTGACCTTTTTTGTATATTGTAAATTGACAAGATTCTGAAAAATTCCAATCAAAATTCCAACCTGCATTTTTATTTGCTTTATGTACATAAGGTTGAATTTCTTTGTATATCCATTTATCGTTCATCCAAACAATATTTGAATCTCTTTTTTTTTGTAAATCTTTTATTTCTTCTTTACTAAGAGGTTGTTTATTTAAATCTCTATCTCTGCCGTAACCACCTGTGATAGCCATAATCTCTCTATTTTTTTCTGCTTTACCATATTGAACAATCATATCGCAAATTCTTGGCGGTATAACAGATTGAAAATACCAGTAATAATTAAATATATTCATAATTAATAGTTAATAAAACATTTAGTTGTTTAGAGTTATTTTTAGTTATAAAGTATTTTTGTGTAGCAGGGAACATATAGAAATGATTGTTATGCACAGGTAAATGCCATGTTCTATTTTTTCTTCTATTATCATCATATTCAATAACAAGTTCACAAGAATCTTTTGCACAATCTAAAGCATAAATTAATGTATAATCAGGTGAGTTTCTTAAATCTACAGGTTCTATTTGATGTCTTAAATAAGATTGTTCTTTAGGATGTAATACATTACCATGTTGTAATTTTTCAACTAAAGTAAATCCATGCTCTACTCTAATATTATCTCTAATATAATCTTTAAACCATTGTAAGGGTTGTGAGAAAGGCACTTCATAATCTTCGTATGAATATGCTTTTGAATTTGTGTTGATTTTTTTTTGATCTATAAAAGATTTAATAATATCGTTTTTAATTTTATCTCTATTAATTTCAAAACCTTTAGGAAGATTGACAGGACCATGTATTAAATCAATTTCAGACAGCACCACCTTCTGCATAAATTAAGCTAAACTATTTTCTATATCCCAAGATTGACCAGACTCATTCCAGTTATATGACCAACTGTGAGTTCTAGCTTCGTTTTGTGAAGATTGTTCTGCTGTTAAAGCAGGAGGATCACCTGCTGGTGACTGCCATCTAGCTTCTGCTGTATTAAGAACCCAACTAGCAAAAGGTTTTTTAGGTAAAAATAAATCATTGTCCTCATCATAAATCATACCAATACCTGCATAGTTACCTCTTAAAGGTGTTCCGCCATTTTTGTGTTGTCCGCCATGTGTATTATAAGATGTTTTTACCCAATGAGGATAGTTGTGTATTCTTTCTAAGAATTGTCTGCCAACTTCTTCATCTTCTATACCATCAGCATTTTTACAATCTTTATCAGCTACAACATGAACTGCTATAACTTTACTATTAATTCCTAATTTTGCATAATGTGCCATAATGTTCTCCTTATATGTTAATTTTTAATTTATTTCAACTATTGAAATTTATACCTTATTACTACTATTCCTGATCCTCCTTGACCTGATGTTGTTGCGTCAGGTGGACTTATATAATTTCCACCTCCTCCTCCACCGCCACTATTTGCGGCTGCGTTAGATGCTGGATTTCCTGGACTAGCTGCACCTGCTGTACCACTACCGCAAGGACTAGCTGCACCTGCTGTTATACTTTCAGGTGTGCTTGATGCTCCTCCTCCACCACCTGATTTTGAAATTGGTGAACCAGGTATATTTGTTGTTCCACCTGCTCCACCTCTACCGCTTTTATTTGGAGGTCCTGATCCTGCTTGACCTGCTTCTGTAGCACCGCCACCGCCACCCATAGCATTCAAAGGTGCTGCTGATCCTGTGCCTCCAGGATTGCCTTGAGGAGGTGAAACTGGAGGTGTATTTCCAGTACCTGCAGCTCCTATTCCTGAAGTACCATAAGAACCACCCCCACCTGATCCTCCATTTCTACAACCAGTACCACTTTGTCCTCCACCTCTAGCTCCTCCAGCAGATGTTATTGTTGAAAATACTGAATTAGCACCTGGAGTGCCTTCTGCGTTTGATGGTGCAGATGGTGCATTTGTTCCACCTGCTCCTACTGTTATTGGATAAGTTTGCACTGAAACTGGTAAGCCGTCTGCTGCTACTATTGGCGAAGCTGTATAAGAATCAAAAGCTGGTGCTTTACCTTCTCTAAAACCTCCACCTCCTCCACCGCCACCATATCTACCTGCACCACCTCCACCTCCAGCAACGACTAAATAACTTACTTTATTAGAACCACCTGAATTACCAGCATTAGTAACTTGAAAACAACCATTTGATGTAAAAGTATGAATTTTAAAATTTCCACAAGTTGTTATCGTACCACCTGTTGCAGCAATAAACTCTGCTCCTAAAGCACCAACATCATCATCATTAACTGCTTTCCAACCTTTAGTTCCATCAACATAAATCATTGTGATTGATTGACCATTTGTTTTTAAAGTGCTATTAAAACAGTTACCACACATTTTTGAACTATTCCTACAAACTGTAACATTGTTAGTGCCAAAAGTTCTAGCATAATCATTTATAGAAACTATATCTCCAGCACTAGGACTTGCAGGTAAAGTTACAGTAACCGCACCGCCAGTCGTATTAACAAAATACCCCTTACCACTTACAGAAGTAAAAGGTGAAGTTTTGGCAGTCGTACACCAGTCAACTGTTCCTGTTCTACCAAATCCAGTTTGTGTAGAACCACAAGCTAGAGTTACTGCTGTGCATGGTCCACCTAATGTAAGTGTGCTGCCTGTTCTTTTTTCTATTTTATTTACTTTAATTGTACTCATAATTTACCTAATTTTGAAATTTATATCTTAAAACCACTATACCAGAACCTCCTACTCCTCCACCTGATGGAGCTGCACAAGCTCCTCCACCTCCACCACCACCTAGATTAGTCGTTCCATTTGTTCCTGATCCTCCTGGGGATGGTCCACCAGCACCTCCGCCGCCTGGTCCACCAGCTGCACCATTAGGTGAGTTTCCTGGATTGTTAGCTCCTCCACCTCCACCAC